CAATACCCGTCAGGGTTAGAATCCAAAAAGTTTTTGACGACAGCAAGGGAGAAAAAAGTTTTTCCAGTGCTAGACTCGCCAGCAATGGCAGTAATCTTATTCCCAGATACACCACCAAATATACTCCCTGAAACAAGTCCGTTAAAAATGTACGAACCCGTGTCCACATATTGTTCAGTATCGTCGATGTCTGATGCGAGTTTTGTGTAGTCATCTCCGATTTCTTTTACAATTTCTTTAAGAAAGTCCATAATTTTGAATAAGTAAATTTTTAAACAGTTCGTTTCCTTTACGAACATTCAGTTCCCAATCATTTGCCGAATTCTCATCGGTAGAATCTGATACGTATTTAAAACATTTAAAAGTTACACCTTCCTTAAGACATGTTTTTGCAATTGCAAAAGATTCCATGTCTACAATATCACACTCAATTTCTGGAGTTGATATCGCAAATGTATCTCCTGTCCCACACACTATACCACATTTTCCAATTAAAACACCATCCTCAAATGGTGTTTGTCCTAAATCAAAACCTAAAGGCCTTGCATCCATATCTCTATCGACAAATCCAGTTACTTCAAGTAATCCGGACTTTTCGGATACAGTTCCAGCAGTGCCATAATTTATAATACAATCAGCACCATCTCGAATTGCTGCCATAGTGGCAATAGTAGCATTTACCTTTCCACATCCACTCAGATAAACTGGATATCCATCAATGTCTTCTGCCTCTTGTGGCAATGCAATAACTATAGCAACATTCATTAACCGAAAAATAATTCAAGGTTTACAGTTTTTTCCACGCTCCATCCAATAGCATCAAGGATGGCTTTTAGAGGTTCAAGGAATGACTTATCAAATTGTAAATCGTAATCAACATACTTGTCAAGGTTTAATTCTCTAGGAAAGTCTTGAATAAATGAAATGACATTTTCATGAATGTGATTTGGTTTTTTTAGATAGCAGAACTTAATCTTCTCACCATTCTGAATAAGAGAATATTTAGCATCAAGTTTTTTCTCTTTGATATAGTGATTATAGAGAAGTGCGCCTCTAGCATGAATAGGAGTTCCTTTAGTATAGATGCTCGCGTGAGACTTATATTTTATAACATCTGAAACAGATCGGGGAAAAGAAACTTCTTCAGGGGGTAACTTCTTAAACTCTTCACGTTTAGAGTCGATAAACTTAATCATTTCATCTTCAGAACCAGTCATTAAAATTTTAAATGCATCTTTCAACATCTGACGACAAGGAGCAGGAGTAGAAGATTTAACAGATTCAATACCCATCACCTTTAGTTTAGGTTCTTCATATCGAACACCTTCACTGTCCCATACATTGAGAATATATCGTTTTTTTGCAGTCCAAATACCACGATCAGCAATATTCTCACGTTTCATTTGCATCTTTTGATCATATGCAGATACATATGTCGCAAGATTGCTATAACAATCGTCAATATACGGCTCAAGCTTGTCGCGGCAAATCATATCAAGTAGTTCTACTACTTTTGCTTTGTCACTAGAGCGATTAGCAAGAAATTTGTCAACAACAGGGCCCATATTAAGATAAATGGAATCAGTGTCAGATGCTATGACATAATCATCGTTTTCTGTTTTTAACAGATTATTTAAATACTTATTCATCTTCTGCTCAATCCAACGGATTGAAACCTGCCCAGAAAGAGTAATCGCTTCTGCGTTCTCTAATTTATAATAGCGGAAGTATTGATTACCAATAGCACCATAAGCAGAGTTAAGAGAAATCTTTTTCGCCATTTGAATGTTGTTACATCGGGCGATTTCTTTTTCAAGTGCTTTAGTAGGCGTCTTCTCATACTGCTGCTTGGCAGTGAGCATTCGCTTTTTGAAGACAACACGATCTCCATACATCTTCTCCATCAACTCAGGCAAGAACCCACGAACATCTTTGCGATACATTGCACCGTTAGCACAAATTGCATTGTCCTTATAGAGTTCAAAATTTATCTCCTCATTAAGTATTTTATCAACGGTAACTGTTGGGTGTCTCTCATCCAGGAGCGTCTCTGGTGAGATATTGTATTGCATAATAAGATGAGGATAAAGACTGTTAAGATCAAAACTGACAACCCAGTCATACTTTCCCGGAATTGGTTCCTTGACATAAGCACCTGCGTACTTTTCGTTCTTGTCCGTCTGGCGTTTCTGAGGAATAACAATATCCCTCTTTTTTAAATAGTTATAAATGATGTTATCCCACATGCGAACTTGATAGAACACATCGTTATAATTCACCTTAGCATCATAAGCCATAGTTAGAGCAAGTTCGATAAGTTTCATCTTATCTTCTAACCTGTCAACCAATTCTACGTCAACGATGTTATATTCAATAAACTTCTGCCATCCTTTTGTATAGAAGTCCTTAAACGTATCGTATTCGGAGTGATCCAGTTTCTTCTGTCCCAGTTCTACACTGGCAATATAATCCAGGCGATATGATTCCTGTGCCTTATAAGTAAACTTCTTATACAGATCGAGATAATCAAGTTGAGTAACGCCACCAACATCAAACATGATGTGTTTACGTCCCTGAATATACATCTCACCTTCACTTACCAGTCCCCACGGTGAGAAGCGTTTCATCAATTTCTCTCCAAGCACCCTATTAAGACGCTTACAGATATACGGGATATCGAACAGTTGAATGTTCCAACCTGTAATGACATCAGGCACATCCTGCATCCAATGGTTGATGAAACTATTCAGGAGGCTATGTTCATCAGCACAATGGTGATAAGTTACGTTCTTTTGTTTATTAATGAATGGTTTTACACCCCAAGTGATAATCTTCTTAGTAGTGTAATCCTGAATAGTAATTGCCAGAATCTCTTCTGATGCAGATTCTACATCAGGGAATCCTTTTTCAGCAGTAGTCTCAATATCAAGTGTCACCAGTTTAATCTTACTGATGTCAAATTTGACTTCATCCTGAGGATACTTCTCAGAGATGTATTGATAGATGTACCGATCATTGCCATAAATGGCAAAACCATCTACATCCTGATATTTTTTATAGAACTCACGACAATCACGAACCTGTCCAGGTTGGATAGGTTCTACACTCTCACCATCCAGCGTTTTGTACTTGGTTTCTCTTTTACTTTTGACGAAAAGAGTCGGACAGAATTCACTGTCCCGAATCTCAAATCTCTTTCCGTCTTCAACTCCACGAACCAAAAACTGATTACCGATCAGCTGAACGTTGGTGTAAAATTTCATTTAGTCTGTTCTAGGTATTTTTCAAGCAATGTTGGCATAGGATCAGCAAGTGTGATGATCTTGTCCGAACTAATCATAAAAGTGTCTTGCATCGTGTGATCCATCATCCATGGAGCAAGCATGTTACCCTCACAAATTTCCATGGGATTGATCAACTTGCAATCAGGTTCACCAATCTCAGCACCTACCTCTTCAATTTCACTGATCAGTCTCTGGTTGCTCGTCAGTAGAATCACCTTCACTAGTTTGTCCATTTCCGACTACATCCTCCAAATACATTTCTTTGAGTTTTTGCTTAGGTTCAACGATTGTTACCACCCAGTCTACAGGAAGAGGAATAACACTGTCTTCCGCAAGAGGGCACCATGGATACATTGATACATTAAACGCTGCCTTTTTATCTCCTTCTTCTTGCTGCTCAGCATTCAGAATCTTGACAACACAGGGTTTATCAAGAAAATATCCAAGGACTTTTTTGTCGGCATCTTCACCCACTGCCATCTCACTTACATCAGCAATCACGTCCTCACCGGACTTCAGCAGCAAAAGTTTTACAGTCATTTTTAGTGTATACCTTTTAGTAGTTTAGCAATAAAAAAGAGGGGCGTCAACTGGATTTGGCCAGTTGCCCCTCCGTCAGCGACGACGATATTCAGTTATATTTAGATAGTTGGAGGAGCATAAACTTTATTAGAATATACTACCAATGCCGACTTATCTCTCTCAACTAATGCTTCTACTGAACTCTTATATGAATCAATCATGATTTTTGGAAATAAACCAATAGCAATAATTGGCACTAATAAAGCACTAACGATATATACTTCACGAGGTTCCGCATCTACAAGATTAGCGTGATCGATAAGTTCTTTATTTTCTTTACCAAAGAATATTTCTCGTAGCATAGAAAGTAAATAAATTGGGGTAAGGATAACACCAATAGCAGACAGAAGACATATAATTATTCTGAAAGAAATAGTATATGTTGCATCTGTAACAAATCCAGCAAAAACCATTAGTTCACTGATAAATCCACTCATACCAGGAAGGGCAAGAGATGCCATAGAACATGCCACCCAAAGAGCGAA